GGAACGTAGTAAAGTCATTAAACTCTCCTGGTACACCTGTGGCTTGACGAAAATGATCTTGATGAAAAGCTCTTGGTTCTTGTACTATTACATCTATATAATTATAAAACCGCCTATAACCCATTGTATAGAAGTCGATCATCGCATGACCTCTAAAGGTTGGCATATCTCTAAATATACCGGCATCTTTATGTCCAGATGCACAGAACCAAAAAGGAAAATAAATAAATGTTGCCCAATAAGAATTAGGTTTATAAGATAGCCCATAATTTGTATTCCAAAAATTGGGCATATTTTTTAGATTATCTAAATTTGTATGCCAATCATAATGATCTACTATTCTCATCATATCAGGACTAAGATGGAATGGTTTGATTGTTACCCAAGTTTGTCGATTATTTATCTCATCAAATTTGATTAATTGTTCTGATACCCCAATCCTGGGATTGTATAAAACAATATTAGAAGGTAACTCTTTTCGATGACCTTCGTATAATGTTCTACACACTTCGGGATAAAGCATCAACTCAGGTTGCATAATTGCCCAATATTCACCAGACGCTATAGGGAACAAAGTCCTAAATGCGCCGGTCGGGTCTACACTAAACCCAACAATTTCCCTACGAGTTGTTTTAATTCTAAGGTATGGTTCAAACTGCTGGAAGATGGATGTGAGGTCTGTACTATCACCATTATCACAAATTAGAACTTCGAACTCTTTCCAATCTTGTCTAGCTAAACATTCAAGAGAACGTTGTAGTTGAGAATATCTATAGCAAGTACTCATCATTATTGATAAGTTAATAGGTAAACTATCATCACATTTTGGTAAATCTTCTAAACGTACTTCTGCTCGTATATTAGCAAAAGGATCATTAGGATGGCTCATTTTCTAATATCCTTATCGCTTTATCCAAAACTTCGGCACGTTTATGTTGTGCATCATTCATTGCTTTTATAAGTGGGCTGTCCTCTTTAATCTCCGATGATGAAGATGACCAAATAAAATCGCAATCTTTGCGATATGCTTTTAATATTCGTAATGGATAATTTTCGTCTGGCGTCGCATCAATAAATTTATATTCTTGCCTATTCATTCAATCCCCCATTCTGGTAGAGGTAATATTCTTCCACCAACGTTCTTTGGATCATTTGTACCAGGCGTTTCATGCCGATAATATTCTAATTTCTTCTGCATATATTCATCGCTTTGATAAAAATAATGTAGAAGGGCATATGGAGGCCAAAGATTATGAGAATGATTTACTTCGGGATGTAAATTCATCTCAAACTTCCAATCCCCTATAGGATTAGCATGAACAGGTGCAGTACCTTTCCATGCCCATAAAGATGGAGTAAATGTTCCATCGGGCTTTGTCCAACCTTCAAAATATTTATCTTTACCATAAATATAAATACGATTGACTAAAACCAACTCATCTTTACACCCTTCCAAAAGTTTGCGCCCATCTCGCTTGAGATACATATTTGGCACGCAGTCACAATCATCAAAGATAATCCAATCAGCTTCATGAAATCTTGCCCGCTCAAATAAAAAGTTTATGTGCCGGTCAATGGGATTACCCCATACTGCCTTATCTCTTGACCACACTTTTTCGGGAAAGTGATATAGTTTAGTATTGGGAAATGTACGAATAATGTCTATTGTCCCATCTGTACTTCCACCGTCGGCGATAACAATTTCATCTGCCCATTGATAGGAGGCACAGAATTTACCGATATTTATTTCCTCGTCCTTAGTTCGAACTGTTACCACTATCTTTAATAGGTTCACGTTCACTCCTTAGTTTTAATAATACTTCTTCTAATCTCAATATGGATTGTTCCCAATTTCTGTCCTCTACATATTTACGCGCATCTTCAATATCAGAGTAAGTTACATTAATAGAAGGATAGATTGTTTTATCATATACATTTTGTAAGGCTTCTACCGCTAGTTTTTTATCTATCCACCAACGTGTACCATTTCCGAACGGATCGCGATGAGTATATTCTGAGGGAATTAATATTCCTCTATCATTTGCTAATAGTTCGGCCATGCCTGTACAATCTGTGGCAATTGTAGGAATTTTCATCGCCATAGATTCTAGCAAACACATTCCGAGTCCTTCCGATTTTGAAGTTAGAAGAAAACAATCTGCACAAGCATACATCATCCAAAGTTCCTTGAATGGCATTCCTCTCTCGAATAACATAAATTTATTCGTAATACCTAATTCTTGTGCATAATCCCTCAATCGCCAACCTACAGGGCTATTTTCTCTGGTCACTAAAACATATAAGGCTTTCTTATCTTTAGAAAATTCTTTGAATATTTCCATCGCCGCTGCAAGGTTTTTACGTTCCTGATTGTCCGCAATAGTCAAAACAACAAAAGTATCATCCTCAATTCCAAGCATAGCAGAACGAAATGTTTTCTTTTCCTCTAATGTTGCTGGTTGCCATGTTTCCGTATCTATACCAATCTGTAAATGTTCTGCTTCTATTACACCAACTCTGCGGGCTTCTTCTGCCCCAAATTCAGAAATAATAAATGCCTTATCTGCTTGACTAAGCACCATTGCCCAAGTCATACAAAGAGGAGGAGCTTCGATAGGGGAAATGCCTACATAACTAAAAGGTTTCTTGTTTTGTAGTATCTGTAGAAAGGGGTTATGAACATGCAAATCCATCGCCACAATCAAAGCATCATAGTGCCACATATTATAAATATTTTGAAACATCATAAGAGATTCTTGAATACTGGTACAAGGAATAATAGAGAAAGGATAAAAATGTTCTTGCCCTTTATACCCAATTCCAATCGCTTTAATATTATGACCTTTGTTTGCTAATCCTGTACATAATGGTACAGAAAGATTCAAGTACCCACTGCCGATTATATCAAAATCAGAAATCCAAATTAAGTTAAGGGGTTTTATTTCTTCTGTCATTTAAATACTTTTTCATCCCATTCTTGTAATATTCTTTGTAAAGATAATCGCTCTCTTGCTTTTTCTTGCACAAGTTTTCTCTGAATTGCAAGTTTCCATTGATTATTACACATCTCAACAGTCTTGTCTATATACAATTTCCTTCCCTCAGAAGTGTCTGGGTTTACATCAATAATCATTCCCATATTCGTTGTAGATAATGCGCCAGCAGATGACGTAATTGGATACACACCTGCCCACATTGCCTCTGCTACAGAGATGCAAAAAAGCTCAGGATAATTGCACGGGTACACCATAAGACTTGCTTTGCATAGTTCTTCAACATATTTTCTACGTGGTAATGCGCCACGAAACTGAACAGTATCCATATATTTTATCCATTCTATTCGATATGATTCATTCTGTGGAGATGCCCCCCACAATCTATAGTCCGATGTAATTACTAAGGATATATCGGGGATTTCTCGTAACAAATCTGGATAAATGGCAAGTAGATTTCGTAATCCTCTATCAGGGATGGAAGTAAAAATAAGTCTATTCTTAATCTTTTCACTGTCAATGAAATCCTTCTCTCTAATTGGTATATCAATAAAGAAAGCATTTTCAATTCCATATCTAGATTTGAAGAAATCTACATGATGTTGAGAGATACATACAATCTTATCCATATGAGGCGCAAATGCTTTGTAATCACCATGAGAATATTGATCTGTCGTTAACCAAATCCGCAATCCATTTGCATTAATAGATGCTTCACTAGGAGTTCTGAAATTAATTATTACATTTCTGTTATCACATGGATTGAATGATTCTATAGATAATTGTTCAAGCCATTCAACAGTTTTATAGTTTTCATGGGGGGAATTATATAAACGTACTTTATGCCCTTGATTTGCCCAAGCCTCACAGAGAGTAAAAAGGAATAATTCACTTCCTCCAACTCCGAATCTGTATTCATCTCCATATAAACATTCTGGACATACCAAGGTTGGACTGCCATCCGATGTGAGAATGTCTATAATTATTCCCATGAGCATCCTTTTCTTACTACTTCTAGTAAATAAACAGCACAAAGAACTTCTTCGAGATTATCTATATTAATAGGCATACCAAATAATCTACCGCCCCTAACTTTATCCTTCAGAATAATGACCAAATCTCTTACCCATTCATCATGATATTCTTTTAGACTATTCATAATAAGGTATTTTCCTTTCTACTTTTATTGCATGTATCCAGATTTCGTATTTGTCTATTTGATCTCTAGTTATTTGCCATCCAGAACGTTCCAAATAGAATTTAAGTTGTGTCATATTAGCTACGGCATAATGATTTCTACCCGCCCATCCCCAATAATCTGGATTAGGATTAACAATAACAAGATGTTGCTTTGATACTCTATGCCATTCCATAAGACTTATTACAGGAAATGGGCTATGCTCCAACGCATGTCGAGCAAATATCAAATCATAAGTATTCGCATTGGCATTGATAAAATTATAATCTTGCATATAAACATTTCTGTTTTCTTCCTTGGCGTCTTTGTAATCATCTGAATCCAAGGTAATGCCTTTATATTTTATGTCATATGATTCAAACATCAATTGACAGAAACCTACTCCACATCCAACATCCAAAACATCTTTTACGCCTAATTGAGATACCCACTGGTCAATGATATTCTTAGCCCAAATAAGATGGTCGTCACCTTTCTGAGGCTGATAATAAACATCTTTCTCTAATTCATTCAAATATCTATCTATATGAAAATAATTTCTCATTCCCATCTCCTACCACCAGTTTGGTGTATTCCATTATCCATATGCCATTTACAAACTAACATTTCACCTTTATTTGTACCTTCTGTAGATGGAGACGCTTCTTGTTTATATGCGTTATATCCAACAATCACCGCAACGCTACCGCAAGTGCAGAGGGCAAACCATCGACCGACAATTTTTTTCCACATTGGATCAATATACACAAAATGATTGTCATAAGGACAGCAAGCAATAAATCTTCCATTAATCGGATAACCTTCATCATCATATTCTGCATACCAAATTTTTTCCTCTCTATGTACTTCTTTGCCGTCTATAGTAATAGCACTATTAGGACTATTATAGTGATGAATAATTCCAAAACTGGCATAGGTTTTTGATTGTTTCTTGTGTCCATTATTACTACTCTTCATCTGGTTTTCTCCGCTTCTTCCAATAACCGTGCCTGCGCTTCTGTTTTGTAATTATAACCGTAACCACTTGAAATTAGGATTTTGTTATGCCATTGATGGTATCCCCTCACCACGGGAATAGGTGTTGCTGGTATCCCTAAACATTGTTCACGATAAAACAAATCATTATCCGTCAATAGTTGGGAATCATCTTTATTCCTTAGTCCACCAAACCATTCCCATCGTTTCCGTTCACATCCAAATACATATGCAGTACGTGCTACATGATGTTCTATGTTTTGTATTCGATGCCGATTAGTTTCGCCTTCTTCAGATCGCCAATTCCAAAATCCTGGTGAAGTTTCAAGTTTCGTTGGATCATTTTCCCATTCCACTATAGATAAATATTCTGTGGCTACGGGGGATAAAAAGTATGTTAGTAACCCAACTCGATTTCCAACATAGCAATCTTGTATATGCTTCCAAATATCCTTGCGAGAGATAATAATATCGCCCATAGCGAAGATAAGAAAATCACCTTTGGATTCTTCTAGTCCAACGTTCCAGGCAATATTAGGTATTCTATATCCAGTATTCTCTAATCGAATATAACTCAAAGAGGGAAAATTGATAGACATACCTGCTACAAAATGTGCAATTTTATTATCTTCATTACTACCATCGTCTATAACAATAAACTCATAATTGTCACATTCTAAATTAGACCAGGATTGTAAAGTATTGCGTAACGCAATTGGTCGATCTTTTACAGAAAGAATAATACTTAGATCAGTCATACTAATCCTACCGTTTCTAATATTGTCTGTGCGCGTTTATCGTAAGTTTCTGCCTTAGCATTTTCATGTCCTCTTTCGGCTAAATTATCACGGAACTTTTTATCATTGAGTAACGTCATTACTTGTTGTTCTGCTTCATCCACAGTATCAAATCCTAAGTAATGTTCACTTTCATTAGCGAATAATTTCAAATCAGGAACACGATTAGTTATTAAAGGCAATTCCATGCCCCAAGATTCCCAGCAACGTGCGGGAAGATCATATTTAGATGACCAACTTAAAGCAACTTTACTTTCATTGTACTTTTGTCTGTACTCGGAATAAACTTCGCCTATTGAATAATAAACATTTAGCCCTCTATCTCTCAAACGCTTCACAAGTGCGTTTCGATGCTCATAATGTAGACCAATTAGACAAGCATCATAGATTTTCTCTCTATCTTCATGGAAATGTATCTCAGGGTCATAAGCATAAGGCAATAAAATTTCATTCCCATCTCGATAAAAATCCTGCATACAAAAGTTGAAATCAGAATATTCAATGGGAACTTTGTAGAAATCTTTCAGCACATGCGGGTCTGTTTGAATGTGTGCCACAATCTTTGCATCTGGTTTTGTGGAAAAGTGAAATCCGGCATTAATCTGTATCCATAAATCTGGCTTCCAAGGGATAACAGATTTTACTATAGAGTATGGAGGCATGAATTGGGATGTACTTTGTGGAAGGGCAAAATCGGGAACTTTGACATATTTCCTAGGAAGTCTCATACCCATATTCCAGGGAATATAGTTATCTGTATATGGCCCAAGAACAAATAATTCTACATCTTCTCTGCGCTCAAAAGCCATCCAAAAGAAGTGCATCATTGTAAATGGATAAATTAAAGCAGAAATTACTATCTTTAGTTTTGACATATTTATCTATGTTTTAGATTCCAATCATAAGGTATTTTCGGATCAAATGGATCAAGCCTGATAATCTCATCTGGATCATAAGGAATATCGGAACAATTTGCAACGATAGCAGATCGAACACCAATTCCTTTAAAGCCATTCCAAATATTTGGAGGAATATGAACCAAACAATAATCACTGTCGCCAATGAATATTTCTTGGAAATCATATCTCGTAGGAGAATTTTCTCGCTCATCATAAAGCACAAGTTTAACCATTCCAGATATACATGCGTAATTCAAAGCCATCTTGAGATGAAGATGCCATCCCTTGATTACCATGGGATAAATAATGGAAAAATAAATCTCCCCAAATTTATCAAACCAGGGATCATCTCTACGAAGCATACACATCACTTTACCGCGTTCATCTGGAATTTGTTTTAGGGATTTAATCCATACACCATCAATCATTTTATAATATCCTTTACCAGATTTTCCATGGCGCATTATCAGATTTCCAAAGCGATTCTAAATCAATTACATCTCGCATTGTATCCATGCAGTGCCAAAATCCTTCATAGGTATAAGCCATTAGTTGATTATCATAAGCAAGATTATCTAATGGCCCTCTCTCAAGTGGTGTAGCATCACCATCAATATATTTAATGATTTCAGGATTAAAAACAAAAAATCCACCGTTTATCCATCCAGCTTCCATCGGTCGTTTTTCTTCAAAATCAGTAACTAACTTATCATTATTTATAATCAGTTTACCAAATCTGGCTGGCGGTCTAACAGCCGTAATAGTAGCAATCTTTCCATGAGATTTGTGGAATTGAAGCAATTCTTGAATATTGATATTTGCTACTCCATCACCATAAGTTAGCATGATTGGTTCATCACCTATATATTCCATAAGTCTCTTCACGCGTCCACCAGTCTGTGTATCCAAGCCGGTATCAAGTAAATGCACAATCCAGTTATCCTTAGATAACTCCGAAAAGATTTGCTCTTCAATTATTCCTGTACAGGTATTTATCTTTAGATTAGCTTGATGGTGATAATAATTTACAAAATAATCTTTAATAATTTCCCCTTTATATCCCAAGCCAATTACAAACTCATTAAAACCATACCATGAATATATCTTCATAATATGCCACAAAATTGGATGTCCCCCAATTTCGACCATTGGTTTCGGTTTTGATGTGGTTTCTTCTTGAAGTCTGGTTCCTAAACCACCCGCTAAGATAACTACTTTCATATCTATTTTTCTTCTATTTTCTTATTTTATGGAATCACTTTGAACAAATACACAAAAATCAGAATTATTTGTCCTACAATAGCTCCAATAATTAAACGTTGGAACCAAATTTGGCTTTCTACCCATTTTTCTATTGTAGTAACTTTTCCTACTAGTCCTAATTGACCATTTCCATATGTTACTTCTTGTATCTTTTTAATGTCCTCCACTAAGGTTTTAATAGAATCCCCCAAGGAATTTACTTTCTCAATTAGAACACTAATTTGTGTTCCTTGACTATCATGGCTAACTAATTCTGTTGACATATCTTTGTTCCTCTTGTATCTGATAGATTTGAAGTAGTTTCCCTTTCCATTTATTGATATATAATTCCCGATGCTCTCTCGTATACTTTGTTCTATCTATTCCCATAGAATTTATAGTTGCTCCACCCATGTGGTGTAGATATGGACTATTCAAAGCAACTAAATTATACCCCATCTCAGTGAACCTCGTACTAATATCAACGTCCTCATAATCAAACTTTCCATATAGAGGATCAAATCCATCAGATTGTTCCCACGCTTGTTTAGTCGTAGAGAGTAGCCAGCCATTACAATAAGCAATATGAATGTGTTTATTATCAATATCAAACTCATTCCATCCAGCAGGCCAATCAATCATTTCCCCGCCCAATAACATTTTGTTATCTTTCTGCATCAATGTGACTAATTGTGTCACAAAATCGCCACTTACAATTACATCATTAGAAAAAAATATTAAAATATCTCCATTAGCATGTTTAGCCCCCTGGTTCATCCCACCTCCAAATCCAAGATTTTCCTTGTTCGCATGATACCTAATCTTATGGGGATTATCTACTTTGTTCTGCCACCACGCTATATTACCTTCATAATCCCTATCGCCAGGACTGGCATTATTGATAACTATAATCTCGAAATCTGTTCTTGGAATATATTGCCAGAGTTCTTGAAGGCGTTTGTGTACTAGTTCGTAACGCCCATAAAAAGGCATAATAAGGCTAATCATTTCGGATCATCTCTATCCCCAATAAATATTGTATTTGTCTTATCACTAAATCCAAGATTATGTGGACTTCTTCCAGTTTTATGCATTTGAACAACTTCGCGTTCTGCCTCAGGATCATAATAATCATGATCGCCTAGTTGAATAATAACAAACTTTAGGCTTTTGCCCACATGAGATATAACACTTCTAATTCCCATTTACTTTCCTCTAAGAATTTTAAACTCATCTAATAATTTTTGTGCATATCCCCTATTAATATGGATAACTCCAACATCCAAATCATTCAACTTCTTTACACACCATATGTCTGAGTTGCCCGTTTTTAGGAAATCCATCAACAAGACTTCTGGCTTATCAGGGAACATAGTTTCAAATATTTCCGCCGTAACTTCCCCCGATTTCCCATCCCTAATTTTCTTCATGCCTTCCTCGTATCATTCTTATAATGTTGAATACCATCCCATACAGTATAGATAGGTAAACATAGTTTCTTTGCCAAAATCGTTTTTAGTCCGCCCTTCTTTGGTCGTTCTGCTATCCATCCCATTATATCTCGATTATTACAGGGATGAATGAGGTCTTTATTCAATCCATATACAGAAGCAACTAGAAGCGCAAACTCATATCGACTAATAATGTCGGAACTTCCAATATGAATTATTTTGTGCGTCCATTCCATAGTTGCTAATTTCAATAAGGCCTCTGCCAGAAATGGAACATAAGTCTGATTGCCTATCAATTCATTTGACACTAAAATTTCTTTGCCGGCAGATAGATATTCGATAACCGCATCTGCAAAATCTGACTTATGCCCAAATCCACCAAATAACCCTGTAGTACGCACGATGCAAGTTGGATTTGTACTCATAGAGTGTAAAAGTACAATTTCGCCCCCTAGTTTTGTGCTTCCATATAAATTTACCGGAGATGTATCTTTGTGGCTTTCTGAATATGGGCCGCGTTTACCATCAAAGATATAGTCTGTGCTGATATGAATTAATCTACCAGAAAATACATTGCGTAATTTCTCTATTCCGTGCATATTTACCGCAATAGCTTTCTTCCATCCTTCATCCGTTTCACAGGCGTCTACGTTAGTAAATCCGGCACAGTTTATAACCACGTCTGGTTTAGTCATTACCAAAGCCAATTCAATCTCTTCCGGTTTGGTAATATCACATTCTAAGGGCGTACACCCCATCAATACAAGTTGAGAACCCAATCTACCGTTTGGGCCAGTAACAGCAATTCGTATCATTCCATCCATTCCTTTTTGATTTCTTCCCGTGACATCCACCCAAAATAATGATGTATTTCCATTTCTCTATCAATACAATATTCTATATAACTTCCATCGGCAACGCATTCGGGACAGAACCACAACTTAGCATACATACGCCACCCAGCTTTTCGCGCCTGGATATAAGTACCAATAAACATATCTTTACGTTCATGTGGTGTTGGTGGAATTTCATTAATTAGCGTTGGCAATACCTTGAATCGACAAGTTTCGCAAACAAAAACTTCGTGCCACTCTCTCATTTATATCCTTTCAATTTTACTAGTCATAATTTTCTGCTGTTTTTACCTCAACATCTAAATTAAATACCCCCTGATTTTCAATCTCAATAACAAAATATGATATTTTTACGATTTTGAATTGCTTACCAGTCAAATAAATAATATCTCCAACATGATAGTTAGGATAAAAAGTAGAGTTTATCCTAAATATCAAACCAGATTTTCCCCAAAAACTAATTGTAACTGTGTCATTCATATTTATTCCTTTTTATATTCTACAAATCGACAATGATTTTTAGAACAGTAGGTTATAGTACGTTGACGCATTCTATCTCTCTCTACAACTTCATCCTCTACAGCTACAAAACCAACCAATTCTGGATTTTTTATTCTTCGTTGATAAAATCTTTCCTCTTCCCAATGAAAGAATATTAATGGATCAATCATAGCATTAATTTCATCTAAAGATGTACAATATCTATCTCTATATAGATTAGCTCCATCATCAACCTGCCATTCACCATATTTCTGTTTAAAACATATCATAATATTTATATCCTTTCAATTTTAATAGTGCATAGATAATATGCTCTATGCACTATTTTACATTCTAATATAAGATTTCAACATTAGAGTTGAATTAGAGATTACTGTAAAGCCTGCGCCAGTTTTGCTACAACCTCAATTCCAAGCAAACTCAAAATATATATCACAATCACAGGTTGCAAGTAGGTCAAAATATTCTTTGCCACATCTACCCAAGGAGCAGGTACATATTTACTTAGAACATAAACCAACACTAAAATTACACTATCTACCAATGCTACCACAACTGACTTGTCCATTTATTTTCTCCTGTTTAGAATTTTACTAATTATATCACCGCTCTGCCACACCTGTCCAGATACGAACATCACCCGCATTAGCATAACGAAACATGGGAGCTTGACTATTACAACATCCACCCATTATCTTCAAAACTTCTGGAACATCGGATGGAATTATCCATGCCATGCTGATACCAGCAGCACCAACCTTGAACATATATTCTCGATAACGAATCTCTCCGCCTACCCTAACATATTTATCGGCGGGTTGCATATATTTCATGGCTACATCGCCATTAGCGTTTGTCTCTGGCATAGTTACTCTGCATATAAATAAGATTTTACAGATTTGATTGCATTGACAAAATTGGGTGGGTAAAGCAATCTTTCGCTTACCATTAGAGCTTTTATTTCGGGAATTGCGGAAACTTTCTGTGAGATTACTTTATCATCTAAAAATACCCAAACAACAACAGGAAGGGTTTTGAATAAGAACATTTGTCTCTTGATGTCGTCTCGATTTACAGTGTCTATTTCTGCCCCATAAGCTACCAAGGTTGCGGCTAAATACATATCTGATGTCTGTTTTTCATTCATAGTCTTTATCCTTTCAGAATATTATACCGCAAATGCAAGACGCTACAGTGAAAGGAGGAAAAGACTGTAGCGTCTCTAGGGGGAGGATATGAAAGAATAATTGTGAGCCGATTTCTACGCTCTCGCCAGACTATGAAAAGGGCAAAACAGTCCCGATACCACTATTTTACTGGTTGTCAAGGACTAACCTATGACTGTGCACGTTGAGACCACTCTTCCCGTATATTGCGAAATGTACCTTCCGTGCATACAGCAAGCCTTAATTACCAGAGCAGTCTTAGCCCAAATCTGGAATTGGATTGCCGTACAACCTGGGGTTAGATCAGTCAATCCCAAAGGAATTTGAGTCATCTTGTACACCAACGGTTCTCCGTTATGTACCATTCGGAATGCCCAAATGTCTGCTTGGAATGTGGTTGAACTTGATGTGGTTCTACGGAAATTGTTGTCCGCTACGACTTGCAGCAAACCAACACCCGTATTCACCTGTCCTGCAAAGTTATATCCAGGGGTGAGGCGGGTTCCAGAAGTAAAGTTAATTGTCTGGGACTGAGCAAAACCTAACTGGAAATATGCAGCCATCACTTCTTGTAAAGCCTGAGGGTGTCCAAACAAGTGGGTGGGTTTAGCACAACTTTCTGCTAAGAAACGATCAAAGCTAAGAGCTGAGAAAGTACCTGAAGCAGAGTTGTCGTTCGTGTGCATACAAGCACCGGCAGAAGTGCCGGAAGCCCAGTTCTCGATACCATTGAACTCTAAAGCGCGAGTGGCGGCGTCACCTTGAATTAGAAGGCGATCCCAACCATTCATCACCAGAGTCATGCCCAAACGAACTTCTTTTTCCTTGAGATTGGCTACATGCTCACGTGTGAATGTCCCTACGGGGTCTCCACCAGGAAGTCCAGCAGATGCGGCATTAGGCCCAACGAGCGTATTGATACCATTCCAGTTTGCACCGGCAATAGCAGCAGAGTGCATAATATCGGAAACGCCGAGAACTTTTCTAGCACCAATATTCTTGAGGGTTACGGAACTGTTTGCACCTTGATGAACATAATGTTCTGGACAAGCACCATCAGCGAAAGCAATATCTGTCTGTCCGCCAAGTGTGCCGGAGAACTGAAGATTAGTCATTTCCCGCCAGGTATAAGTATGTAACTGAGTTCGTTGTTCGGGAATTGCCCGCCAAACACCTAACTCTTCACACATATCCAAAATTTCTGTTACATCGAGCGGAGTAGGATATTGTGCAGTAAAATCCTGAGGCGTTAGCGGAGTTGTAATAGTCAATACAGGGTCAGCAATCCGCTGAACTTCACCCTGAATAAATGCTTTTGTTACGGCAGCATCTTCGCCTAAATTTAAAATGGGTTCAGGCATTGTGTCCTCCAAAATTTTTTAGTCTCTTGTCCGACACCTATGCTTGACCGAACCTATGTTCGACGCAAACGGCTTAACCAGACGTTATATGTCTATTTTATCACTTTTTACTACACTGTTTTCATAATAATATCATGTAGTTTCGGTGTAATGCTTTCAGTTTTCTTGGCAAGCAATTCTGGCGGCAGTGAAATGTTTCTGCGTTGTGGTACAGCAGGTGTAGTTACCACAGATTCACGCTTTACCTGAGGATTGCTTAGTTGAGTAGAAATCAATTCCATTCTTTGCGCTAAAGAAGCCACAAGTTCAGTCAATTGATTCAGTTTGTCTGATTCAACTTTCTCAGGAGTAACTGGCTTTGATTCTGCCTTTACCACAGAAATGACGGTATTACCTACAGCATTAATGGGGTCTTGCAGAGAGCGAAGTTTCTCTTCGACTGTAGTATCAGAAAGCATAACAGAATCAAAATCATTCTTGAATTGATTAAAAGATTCATCCAAAACATGAGCAGGTTTTGGTTCTTCTGGCGCAGTAAGAATAGATAACATCTTGTCAACTTTGGATTCTAATGGAGCAAAATCGTAATCGGACTTCTTTTTCTTCTTATCGCCGCAACCCTCTTCAACTTCTTCCTTACTACATTCAGGGCATTTGCCATCTACTAGTTTCTTACCACATTTAGGACATTTATCTTCTTCGGCCTTGAAAACAAGACTATTAGTATTTTCAAGGGTTTCACTCTTGCCAATCATTGCCTTTTCTTTTTCATCCAATTCCTTAGCGAGTTCTTCACCAATAATGGATGTGGCGTCTTCTTTTTGTGTGGTCATAGACCTATCTACCTCCATGTTTGTGCGCTTATTTACTGGCACACGTGTATGGGCAAGATGAATCAAATGACCACGTAAATATTCTTTCCCATCCGATTCCTTGCCATCTAAAAACTTATCTACCGCTTCTCGTAAACATTCTTTGCATGAATCATCCAAAGATTTTCGCTCAAAAATAGTGCCAGTAGATTTGTGTTTGTGCATATAATCATAAAAAGCAATACTTATTCGTACAGGCTTTTCGGGAGTAGTATGTAATGATTCACATACAGATTTGAAACATGCCCTACCTAACGGAGTATCAAAGTATTTACCCTTTGCTTTTAATATTTTACCATCCATATAAACTACATCAGGAATACCAGGTACACCATCTCCATTCAAATCATCATAATGTGACACAGAAAGATATGGCATACCTCCCGACCAAAACTCACTACAAAATACTTCTGGTGGTCTTTCTTTACTTTCAATACGTTGAATAAAGTCACCAAACAATTCAAACGTCATATTATCATTATAAGTATCGTTATCTATATCGCTTGCATCTGCTTTCCAGCGCATTTCCTGTGTTGCTTCATCAAAATGTGCCGCACGAATAGTCAAAGAGAACTCAACGATGTTAGACTTTGCTACTGCCGCATTAGCTTGTCTAATAGCATGAGCATCACAATCTTTGCCACCCTTCGCCTCACAACGCTTTAAAGCATCATTAGCAACGGCAACCCATTGTTTTTTCTGGTTGGGAGACAAACCTTTATTATGTTTATCAACATCTCCAACTGACCAAGGCATGTGTTACTCCTGTGACTTGATCCAAATAATTTGGAATTTTCCCTTGAATCCATCTACGATCAGCCACACTAAGAAACTTGTAATTATTCCAGTTACTATTCCCGATAGCACCGAAACAGATACATATTCATATAACACATTTATATTTAGCCACCATGCCAAGATGGTGTAAATCCAAACCCCCAAGCATAAAGCACATCCAAATAACTGCGTCAGAAAGTCTTTCCATTTTTCACTCTTTATAAGAGGTAGATAGGACGGAGAGGCTTTCTGGATTATATAAATAAGTATCCTACCTACCACACAATAGATGAAATAATCCGTCATGTTTCTTTTTGCATAACAATCAAAATCCCATGACCTTCCGGTGCATCACCAATATAATTTGATGTAACTATTCGGTATCCTTTTTCATACCATTCAGTTAACCATATATCCAAATCAGCGCCAGAAATTTCCCCCGTCTTATCATTACTACGATTCATCCGGCTCAAAAATCGAACTACAACGTGTACTTTAGTTTCCATTACATTAATCTCCTTAAGAATTGTATTTTCATCAGTTATTTTTCTTGGTCTACCTCGTGCCATATTATATCTCCTAATCTTGTTCAATTATAACATCTTGTTCTGTTACTATTTCATCCAAAAACTTATTAATCTCGCCTAAAGCAGAATTTTGATCCTCCTCAGATAAATTCTCCCAATTATTATCTAATTCATCATAGATAGATTTGAAATCGGGAACTTTCAATGCCGCTTCTAATGCTTCTGATTTGGCCTCTCCATGTCCACCCGCAGACGGAGGAACAGGTTTTCCTAACATCCCAGGCCGTTTGTTGGCAGTATTTCCACCGCCCAACGGGGGGGCAGATACAGGCAAAATATCAAAGTCTTTTTCTGGTATTTTCTCCGGCACAGAAATATCAATCAAACCATCAGCGATTATTTGTAACCTACCCTCTTGGGGAGTAAGAACACGTTTATCAATCCATAACCCCATTGCAGTAGCCGTCGCTAATCTTGCTCTACCCAGTGCTACACTAACTTCATCATCCATATCAATGAATTTGAGTTTCAATTCTGGATGAATAATGCGATTGAAAAAGGCTTCCGTAGCCTTCTTCGCTCTACCAAATCCCGTTCTCTTAGTTTTTCGTTCCTGGCGAATAGAACCAGCCAAAGTTTCTCCACCACTAGATACTGCTTGAATGCCAATATCTGATAAACTCATTCCATATCCGGCGCAACAGATAGAAGCATATTTCATTGTCGCTTTATCGAACATCAACTCGGTTGGTGAACGAGTAAAGGATATAAATTTTGCTTCAGTATCATGTTCATATAATACAGGCACTTTGAATGGATCAATCCCAACCAACATCGTTTTCCAAGATTTGACCCAATTCTCCGCACTTTCCTTTGAGATATTGCCTAAATCAAGGATACCCACTTCTGGTGTATCCAAGAGTAGATTTGCATAATATCTATCACCACGATTGAGCAATTCCAAAGACAAAAATATCTTCTCAGGAGGCGCACAACCCCAACCTTTACGTGTAATCAAAGTACGAGGGGTCATATAGAGGCGATTGATAGCGTAATAGGGGAAGAAAACCACATCTGCAACATTTTGATATAAAGACTGACCTACGGGATAATCTTTATTAGGCCAGGGAAATAATGTTCCGCCATCCAAAGGTTCGATCCACATTACCTTCCCCTCAGGGCTATCACCCTCACGTCCAATTTCCGCGCCTGCACCAAATGGAATATCAAGGTAATCTTGTAACAACCACTCTAAACGGGTACTCCAATCAAAATCCCCATCATCCGCAAGTAATTTTTCGTAATATTTGCGTTCTTCTGCTAACTCATCTCTACGATTAGAATCTCTGGCATCAATCTTATAATCCAGATTGAGGATATTAGCCATAATAGTTTCACGGCAAATCATGGCAAAGGGTTGATTGACAACCACCTGCCGCCACGCATTAGCATGAAGCCAATCAGGTTGCCTCCATTGAGGCAAAACACGATTAAACCAAATTTCTGGCAGTTCCAGACTTCTTTGGCCTTTTTCATGATCAACTGCGGGAGCTGTTTTTTTAGTTCGAGGCATAGTTCACCTTAATAAATCGGATAAATCCTGTGCATATTATAACGCACTCAAACGGGCATTTGAGACATCTACATACTTCTGTTCTTTCTCAATACCAATAAATCTTCGATTTGTGTTCATACAAGCAATTGCGGTAGTTCCAGAACCCACAGCAAAGTCTAACACAATGTTATTTGTTTCTGTATATGTTCTAACTATATATTCATATAAAGCAACAGGCTTTTGTGTTGGATGAAACCCAACCTCAACATTAAATTTTTGCCAGCTAGACGGAACTCGTAACTTCTCTATTTTGTGATGTGGCACACCTTCAAACTCTCTTGTTCCTTCCCTAGGCTGAGAATTAAACTCCACAGGATATTTAGACCGCTCTATGCCTCCTCCACTGCGCTCCTGCATTTGTTTATGATATTTCCAACAATTATGGGCAAAAACAAGAATGCTTTCATGTTCTTTCATAGGTTCTCTGATCGTATTAGCAAAATTACTTCCTCGATTCTTAATCCATATCCATTCATGCTTAAACATTGGAAGGTTACTCGTTATTAACTTGCTTGTAAATGGTTGGCTCGCTGTAGTAATAAACACTCCGTAGGGACTTAACAAACGGTTTATTTCTTTCCACATAGGCTCAAATGGGATAACCTCATCCCATTTACACTCGGTTGTTCCATAAGGTAAATCTGTAATAATTGCATCAATAGAATTATCAGGTATATCTTTCATTATTTCCAAACAATCCCCACAGATAATCTTATTAATGAAATCATCTGGATATTTCATATTATCTCCTTTTAGGGTGCAATAAACGATCTGCCATTCTTTTCATGTTATAAATGGTGATATAATATGCATTGGAGACAACAATGAAAAGACTTTTTGATTTATCACAAGAAAAAGAAATTTGCTCTCTATATGAAGCAGGGAAATCTTCAATAGAACTATCCACAATAAAAAACTGTGATCGGTCTACCATAAGAAGAATATTACAAAGAAATGGTATAGATCGTAGAGAATGGGTTACTTCTGAAGATGGGCGTAGAAAACGATCAGAGTCTCTCAAAAATAGATGGAAAAACGGAACGATGCATAGTGGAATGTTAGGCAAAAAACATTCTGACAAAACTAAAGAACAATCATCCAAAATGAAGATGCGAGAAAACAATCCAGCATGGAATGGTGGAATACATAAAAGTGGAAGTAAAGATAATCCATACATATATATACGTATGCCTGAACACCCAAGTATAAAAAATAAAACAAATAAATATGTTGCCGAACATCGTCTGATAATGGAAAAGCATTTGGGTAGATATTTAGAATCATATGAAGTAGTACACCACAGAAACGGAATAAAAAGTGACAACAGAATCGAAAATTTAGATTTAGTCACGCTTAAAACTCACTATGGAAAAGTAGTATGTCCTTATTGTAACAAAGAATTTTTAATACGATAATCATAAACTAAGAAATTCTAAAGACTTCCAAGTTTTGAACGGCGCGATAATTTGTCTTGCACCAGACATGCTATCTATGCCATCATCATGTACACCAACAGGAAATGATGCGACTTGATTTAGAAATTTTGTATTCCACATTCCTTTCTTCAAGTAAATAAAACCATTTTTTGCTTCTTCAAACCAGGGAAGCGCACGAACTACTTTATCCCCTTCAGGGCGATGCCCTTCCACTATCACATGAACAGGACAATTCTCTTTAATATAGAGTTTCAATTCTTCGACTTGATTTACGCCACCAGCACCAGGTTCTTGTTCTATATAGATACGGACTAGAGAACCATCCTTCTCTGCTATACGAACAAGATGTTTCTTGAAAGCCGCCCAATCCTCTCGCCAATATTCCTGATCTTCTATACAAAATTCTCGTTTACCACTCCAAGATAGTAATGTGCCTACATTCTCATCAGGATCATTCTTGCGCCGAGTAATCTTTAGTTTCTTTTCAGAACCGGCTAAATCGTAATATCGTATCTTACTAACAATATCAAAAGGAGTTATATCTACAATTTTATTATCAAACCATTCTCGATGACCTAATGCGCCACCTTCATCTGCCACATTACCATAAACCTCCCTCTCTTTCATATATACAGTATTTGGATCATTATATGCCATCATCATAGCAGCATAAAAACCTGGATCAAGATTATCCTTATTACCAATCATAGTTTCATGAAAAGTCTCTAATAAAGGTCTGGTTTCACCTAAATCTTGAAATAACGTTAATACTTCTAATGGAATTTCCTCATTCAAAAAGAATTTAGTTGTCCAGTGTTCTGAGCCTCTAGGAGTATAAGTAACCCATGCTTGCGGGTCTATCCCAATACGAACACAAGCCACAGCGATTTTCCAGGCTTCACCTGTTTCATCTCTTTGTGCCTCATCATACCAGAGCCAATTCATATTGGGGCCTCTAGCTGAGTTTGGGTCTTTTAGACCTTTACACAATACTCTTGCCCCATTATTAAATACCATAACAAAAGGTTTCGCTGGTTCCCAAGTTATGTTTGCTCGATAAAGATGCGAGGGTACAACATTCTTCCAAGGTATCCAATCTCTAAATTCAGGCCATGTCGAAGTCTTGAAATTCTCAAAATCTGGATTGAGAACCATTCCAGGTTCGCCACGATCAATTTTATCTAGGGCTTTCTGCGCCCCGCCGGAACTTTTTCCACAGCCTCTACTACCCCAAAAGGAGACAAACCTTGCGATACTCTGATTGAAACCTCTTTGCGCCTCTGTAGGATTATATTGTCTTCCATCTCTTTTTGGAAAATATCCATTTTGATCGCGAAAGAAAGGAACTTTAGTATTATCATCTCTTGATAATATGTCCTTCAAATCAATATTAATACCTCTACGTTTTGATTCTTCTATAAGGGTTAATAATTTACGTTTATCATCAGGAGAAAGTTTATTACTGGCATTAATTATCGGCACTATCTTCCTCAATAAATTCAGCATCTATGCTCTCACCTGGCATCAATTCTACAGGCGCACGCTCAATAATTTTCTGAATTTCGGCGTTTAGTTGCGAATCACTCATTTTATCAAACTTCTCGAATGTAGTAGCGATGCCACGACTGTTACGTTCAATCTCTACTCCCGCTACCAGAAGTCTGACAGATGAACCTACACCCAAATCTTTATCATGTTCTTTGAGATATGCCATTGCCATATCCTGCATCTTAGAACCGATAACGGCGTGGCGATTTAGCATTTCTACTTTCTCTGCCACCATCTTCTGATTAATTTGAGCCATTACCTGCTCATCAAGGATTGCCGCCCGCTCTTTGAACTCTGTACTCCATGTCCAATCCTGAATAGTATCTATAGGCGGTTTAGTGCCAAATTCCTCATAAACTGGTATTTTAAGATAAAGAACTCTCGCAATAGGTTTACCCATAGAATACCAAAGAGTAAAAATTTGATCTTTATACCCAGGCGGATATATAATCTTTTTACCAAGTAGATCAACCATAATATTCTAATAGCCTTTTTTCTCTCAAAAATGTTAATTCCTCAGCAGAAGCCCTCGCCCCACGTTCATGCGCCCAAGAGTGACATTCAGAGCAAAGACTTACTCTATTTTCGGGGGACATCCAAGTTTTAGGGCGTCTTGAACGAGGCACAATCTCATGAACAATTTCGGTAGGTCTTGGACATTTAATACATCTATGATGAAATAATTCTAAAACATCGTTGTGATAAATATCATCCACTTTGACCATACCATTTATTATAATCTGTTTCATATTGTTTTGCCCACGGGTTTTCATCCGCCCAAGATAAGAAACGTTTATATTTGAATACTCTAACGGCATAATACAAAATTTTCCCTTGAATTGCTTCTACAGGGACAGTAGGATTATGTATTTGGATCAGTTCAATTGCTTCAGACACATGAAGAACCATCCATACCCTGACACGCCTGGAAAGCTCATTACTATATTTAATTTTATGGTCAGGATGATCAGAATTGTAGTAAGAAATAGCTTTAGTCATTGAACCAACTTTAAGCCATAATTCTAATAATTCTTTACCGGTCTGCTCGGCTAACCATTGAAAATCCCACATTTCACCAAATCTTATTGCCATAAGTATTATCCTTTAGTATTATAATAATTATAAGTCTATATATCCAGTTTCGTCAAGACATACAAAAAGATGAGAAAACATTAACTTGACGTGACTTATAACTTCTGATACACTTTATTAGAAATGGAGGCGAAAGATGTGTAAACGTTTTGAATTTATTGTTGAGAATATGTCCGATGAGGATGCCAACGCTCTTTGGGATGTGATCGTCAATTTTGTTGAAGATCGAGGGCTTTTTTGTGGCGGAATATCTGTTCCCTGGGATGGGAATGTTGAGGAGGTAAAAGATGTCATCAAAGCCGATTCATAATGGTCAAGACATTACGAAACTTCTAAAACATAATGAATGTCCTGTTCGTATGGGAAAGGGTTCTCATCGTGTAGGGGAATTACCTAATGGAGTAATTTTTACGTATTACGAACATGGAAAATATCCAAAAGGAACACTTAAGGCTTTTCTAAAGATTTTGAAAGCTGCTGGTCTATTACTTTTGACTATTGGAATTTTAATAATGATTTTCTAGGAGATAAAAATGAATACAAACGCATCAGTATGTAAAGAACCGGGATGTAATATCCCATCGAACATGAAAAACGTAGAAGAAAAACTTAATATATTATCAGATGAAACAGATAAACTGGCTAATCAACTTAATAGCATTCTCTTACCCTCAAGCTCACCAATAATATCATCTGAAGAAAAGAAAAGTGATTGCCGTTCTGAATTTGCATCTCAGTTGGAGGGGTTTGCGGCACGTATCCAAAGTGTTATCTACAGATTACAAGATATAACAGAACGATTAGATTTATAATGGGTGTTGGTTCAAGATTGAGATGTCGGCTAATGGCAGGCCAGAATATTTTGGGTATTCTTATGGTGGTTCAAACCCATCCGTCTCAGTTTGTCCCACACTACGCACCTTATAAACTGTCTTATTCAAAAATATATCTTGTGGGACGTAAATAGACAAACCCCCGTCATGCCTTGCAGCAGGTATCCCTACAGGGGCATATCAATGGCGGGGGACTACGTAGGAGGTAAAAATGACTAAATTATCAATTGTTTTACTTATTTCTGCCGGAACAGCTACATTTTGGAGTTTAATGAGTTTATTATTTCACTTCTCAGGGATTTGTACTGGTGCAATAGCACTTATTACATTTATCGGAGCGTTTGCTGGATTATCTATTTGCACGGTCTCAGAAAACTAATATGGTGCAAACCAAAGTTACGTCCAAGAAAGGTAGAAAGATTGGCAGAAACAAAGAGAAGTGTTCCACATATCGTAATGGCCATCCCAAGGGCAAAGGCAAAAAGATTGTAGGATCGAAGGCACACCGTCACTGCGGCCCTCTTGGATATTATATGAGACATAAAGCATATTTAGATTTATTAGAGAAAGAACGGAAAACATAACGGAATGAAATATGCTTACTAAGAAGGAATATTATATCAAAAATAAAGAGCATATATTGAAAGCTCGAAAAGAATATTACGTTAAAAATAGAGAAAGCATATTAAAATATACAAAAGAATATCAGATAAGAAATAAAGAACATATAACGGAACGAACAAAGAAACATCGCGAGAAAAATAAAGAGCAAATATTGAAAACCAAAAAAGAATATTATTATAGCAATATAGAATACATACGTAAGAAAATGAGAGAAAGTGCCGCCAAACGTCGAAAAGATGTAATAGACCATTACGGGGGTATTTGTGCCTGTTGTGGTGAAACTATTTTTGAGTTTTTAGGCGTTGACCACATTGATGGTGGTGGCATAGAACATCGTAAGGCAATTGGTATGAGTGGTGGAAGTAATTTTTACGCCTGGATTAGAAAGAATAATTATCCGGGGGGGGGTTTCAAATCTTATGTCACAACTGCAATATGGCGAAAGGTTTTTATGGGATTTGTCCTCATAATAAATTAGATATGAATAGTGTACAAGAAGGAGCATAACAAGATGTTAGCATTAGGCGCAGGCGCATTTGTATTCATAATGGTATTAATTTCCTTAAGTATTATAAATGCCATACTTCCAATATTTTCCGATAATACTATAACAACTATTGCCCTTGTCTTAGGAATTGCTATTGCCACATACAACTGGGTAAAGAAATGAAACTAACTAATCGGCGCAGAGAGATTATTACCCACATGGCGCACGGCAAAACTACTAGGCAGATTGCAAGCGAAATGGGATTAGCAGAAGGAACGATTAGAAGATACCGACAAGAGATGTATAAACAGATGGGTCTAAAGGGAACAAAGCGACCTAACGTTGGATTAGTTACCTGGTTTATAAATTTATTGAGAGGATAATAAAGATGAGTGAACAAAGTAATGCTGAAGTAATTCAAGAAGTATTATGGTCTTTCCAGCGAACCACATATTTTCAAGACTCAATATCAGAGAAAGAATCACAAGATAGACTAAAAAAATCTGTGGATATTTTACTTTCCAGGATGATAACGCCTGAAATCCGGGCGGTGTTGACGGCGGCGAAAGAGTTGATGCTACCCATTATCCATATTGGCGTGGAGAAGGCATATCCTGAATTTTATAAATTGTGGGTTAGTGTCCGTGACCTCGAAGAAATGGAGAAGAAAAAATGAGAGATATATTAGTAAAACTATATACAGATGAAAAGGAAAAACAGATGATCGACGCAATGGCTAAAAAGCGTCATCTTTCAATAAACAGATATTTGAGATTAATATTGCGGGAAGAGGCAATATTCTTGGGATTTTCATATGAGGAGGCCCAATTATTTATGAGAACCTATACAAAGAGGACAGAATGAGCATATATATTGTTAGAGCGTTTAGGAGTACTAAATTAGCACTTACGGCAGCGTTTAGTGATAAATCCGCCGCAGAAATGTTTCTCAGTTTACGATTACATAACGCTGGATATATCGAAGAAATGGTGTTAGATAACGAATGCCAACAACTAAAAGAATATATAGGCGTTCTAAAAGAAATGGCAGATAAGATATAGAATATGTTTGGGGATGCAGTAAAATCTTTAGAATGGGCGCAAAGTCATCCAGATGAGATTATCATAGGAAAGAAAGACCGGGCCCTCATCAAGGACTGTTTTGATCATTGGACACCATATGCGCGATTTGGAGACCGTTATATCTGCATGGGATGGTTTGTTCAACCTACCGAAGAGGAACGCCAGAAATGGTTAGATGGGGAGGAAATAGAATTATTAACATGAGCACAAATACACCTTTTACTCAAGATTGTGAAGACATCAAAAATTCTCTTATGAGGATGGGTTATATTATAAATGATATGCCAGGGATAGCCCTTTCTTTGGTTTTCTGCGTAGAAAATGAAGATGATATAGATATAGTTCGAACAGATTTAGAAAACGCAATAAAATCTTTTGAATATTTTTATATAAATAACATTAGAAAACAAGAACTCGGAATTTTGTGCATAGTTAGTTTGAATATATCTAAATGGCGGGAACTATCAGTTTGATCAAGAAAGGATTTTTAGTTTGCTCCACTTGCGTATCTCCCAAAATCCAAACCAAAACAACCATTCATAGATATATTTCATATCAGAAACTGTACCTCTATAATCAGTAAATCCAAAACCTTGCCAGGATGGAAACCAAAAAACCAATTGAAAACCCGTAGGCATTTTATTATTCATATAGAATAGTATAACATAGAATAAATATAAAGTGTTGTGGAATTATTGTATATAAGATAAAAGTACAGTAATTTTGTAATATTATTTATTGCGTATAGTTGAGCCTGTTTAACGTAAAATCGGGAACTATAAATTTGTTGATTGGCGCGTAGGTTCGTTGCGCCTTCCTGCGTTCCCTATTCTCCCCATCCCACATATAGAACATATATTCTAACACATAGCCACATGTCGATGTCATATAATAACATATTATAAATAAATAATATGATTACATAATACTGTATAGTCATAGTATACAGTACACACTAACATATATACCACTATAGGATGTCGGCGCACGCTGCACGTACATAAATATAAGTGAGCCGTACGTTGATCTATGACAGACACACTGTAATCTATGACACTGGTATCCAGTACGGCTCACTTATAGCTATAATTAGAACATAAAGGCTATCACCAGAATGGCACTACAGCCGTTTTGACGGCATATGTGTATTAGATTGCCTTGCTATCGTGTAGAGGCGTTGTGGCATGGCTAGATATGGGGCATATATATAGGCATATTAGGGTGTACTCTAACATAAAGTAGCACATATAGGGGTTTGGGTATAGCTATATATAGGTAGTTATATATTAGGGCATTATATATCTTATTTATATTATTAATAGAATATGAATAGTAGATTAGAGTATTTGACAAACATGTTATTTATTGGTAAAATGAGAGAAAACGTTCGACCAAGAGGAAAGATATACAATGAAACATTTAACGCAAGGACAAAACATGATTAACCCGGCCAAAGCAATTTATGGGACATTTTACTTTATCATATCTGATAATGAAGAAAACGACCCGTTATGGTTTTATTCCACAATTGAAGAAGCTACACATAATTTAGCCTATGCTAGATTGATTGACCCTAACCATACATACTCATTACTTGACCCATACGGTTACATTGTGCCGTCAAACATAATCGAAAGTGCATATTTGAAAGGATAAGTGTAAAATGGTAATCAACTTGAATTCTCTTATGAATTTGAATTTAGGGGCATGGCAGGGGATTTTCATTATCTTCTGCCTAGTTATCGCAATTTCATTTGTTCGGTCAATCCTGAAAGGACTAAAATAATGTATTCACTTAAAGTAAACGGCGGAAACGTGGGGGATTTTAGTACACTTCAAATTTGTCTTGCCTGGTACAGAATTAATCGGTCTGATACTTGGCTATCAGTCCAAGTCTACCGTGATAAGTGTTTTTTATACACTATCATCTAACCTGTCATGTTTTCAGACAGATGTACAATAACAGACACGATATTCATTATCATACAATCTGTTCACTATCTTGAAAGGATAAGATATATGTCTAAAACACGTTTACCGAATAAACCCGCCGGTAAATCCAAATATGCTCTTAAGGTTGCGCGACGCAAAGCATTGACGCAAAAATTAGGTGTGCCGGTTGCGCCATTTCCCGTGCTAAATTCTATGACGTTCACAGAAACGTTAGAATCGATCATTGAATCAGATGAGGCTCTCTCAAATATGATGCAAGGAATTGACCCCGAATAATTGTAATCAAATAAAATGCGCTTCAATATTGATTAAAATATCTTTGGAGCGCATAAATTTGAGGACAATTTCACCCTCAAAAGGAGGATAAATAAAATGTATCACGATATGATCGAATTTTTACGGAACAAGCAAAATAATAGCCTAACGATAAAAAACATCGCGTGGTTATTAGAACAAATTATCATGCACACTCATTTTAGCGTCACCCCCGAAGAAACGCGGGAAGCTTTGGAAACGGCTATTGACGCGTATGATTGGCTGAAGTGAAGATGCACCAAATAACTGATAAAACTAATCTATTACAGCCCATGAATTTGATAACAATTTCACCCTTAAAAAGGACGAACAAAATGATAATGTACATTTTCGATCATAACAAAGATGCTTGGGAGTTTTGTAAGGAATATGCGAGTGACGCCGCACAATTTGCTTTTCTGTGTGCCGGTTTTATGGCAATTGACGGTTATGATGTGGTAGTTGTCAATACGTCAAATTCCCATTTTGAGTACTTTTGGGGGCTATAATGGGTAAAATCGAATATCAAACAGATTACGCTTTTTATAATTCTAACGATCAGCCTGTTTATCATCAGTGTGAAACAATAAATAATGTACATCGGTGCGGAGGAATGTCTATGTACATTGTATTTTACGTTGGTCAATTAACTGACCGGCGCATTTCAAAGCATGTCTGTGATTTATGCTTTTCACACTATGTAGAACGGTATGGGTTAGAGAACATGATTAATCTTGATAAAGGTGTAAAATGATTGCTTTACTTGTAAACGACAAAATCCTCTGTTACACATCCGATACTAGCCTATCCGATATGTTATGCCTAGCAGATAAAATAATCGCTGTACATCCTGACTGGCATTATCAGATTAAGTCTATTGTAATCCGTTCTGAAATTGAATTGAAAGGATAAAATAAAATGAACATCAACGTAACAAGTTTTAAAGTGGAATTTCGAAGGAGCGATTTTATCCGCTTTACCATGAACACAATAGAACGTGAAAAAACAGACTCATATCCAACCTATTATGTCATTTCACGCGATGAAATTCCACTTGTATTGGATTGCATGAGGGGAGAATCTAAATTCAATCCATTATTTCAAGACGGACAATATAAAATTGCTTTTTATTCGGCTGAAATTTACGCTCTTGAAATGTATAGTGAAAATGTCAAAGAATACCATTTTGTCCTCCCGTTTAAAACGATGTGGGAATTACAAACTAACCTACAAAAATGGTATGAACAACCACAAGTGTTTACTTATGAACTATCAAAAGATCAACTTGATTTTATCCGCTTTGAGAATCGCAATCAAGTGAAATGGAATTACCAGGATGTTACGAATGGAAAATGGGATAATTTCAAATATACAGAATGGGTAGAATACGCAATTATCCCACGTGTTTTAGCGGATTGTAAACGTCAACCGGAATTAAAAAGTAACCTTGCGAGATTAACCAAGATCGCTGCGAATCATTCCCTGTTTGGTGAGAAAGTTTTCGTTGACCTATCATTTGACTCATGGAATGACGCAAAAAACGAAAATGAGCCCGCATCTTATTATTTCAATATTCACACACAAGACAACAAACGGATTATGAACGGCGGAATCATCGCCCATAAGCGAAATGATGGCAGTGTCGAATATTCCACCCATACTTAATCCTTTACCCTACAACTTGCCCGCTCAAATGAGCGGGCTTTTTGTTTTAATCTTCTCACCCATTTTATACCCTAATATCAGATTGCCTTAATCCCTATCGGCTACAATTTCAGTATGGTCTACCATCACTGGATACCCGCTCTCCCACTTTCTACCCTCCCCATAGCTATAATTGCTACCTATTTTATTGGGCGGCTTTTTATTGCCGTGGTAACATCTTGTTATTATTCTGCCAGTCCTATAATTGGATTCTGCAATAGTGCAATGGGCGATTTACTGCAATCAAATATTTTCATGCAATTATTATTTTATTTTCACATTATTTTAATGTGCAATTGATATACTGCAATCATAGAGAAAGGATTAAATAAAATGAATATCAGAACATATCACGTAGGAATAAGAAAAGATTATGAACATCCCGAAAGAGTCGTTGTAGAATTGCGACGGAACATAGATTATCTATCTTGTGAATTATGGGAATATTGGGGGGTTAGAATGTGTACTAAAAAATACATAAAGGAGAATAAATCAGGTATATTGAATCTAATCAATAAAATGTATAATGCACATTTTACAAAAATAACGATTGATTGAAAGAAGGATTACATGAAAACGATCAAAACAGTATGGGAAAAACGAATTTATGAAGTATGGGGGAATAGTAAAGATGGTTATCAGGTTAACGATTCCTTTAACGATGGCGAAATTGTGCTACGCTTAAAAATTGAACATGCAAACACTTTTACACCTCACCCATTTGATTATGCTTTTCCCTCAGACTGGCAACTGAAAACGATTTTTGGCTATACTGGCATGATCGACACTGAGGGCGATGATACTCATATCTATGTCAATACTGCAAAAAATAATTATCCTTTGGGCGAATTGAAGTGCATTTCTCACGAATCACTTTCACCTATTCGATCATGGGAGGAACCATGAAATATAAATCGGAATTGAATCAATTAATCATTGTAGCAAATAATCGTTTACAAAATCACTGCAAGACATCCATCAGGATTAGATTGGGAGAGTTTGTCATAATTCAGTATAATCTACAAAATCCAGAATATACTTATACTATATCTCCCCATTTATCTTGGTCTAATCTTACCATATGGCTTAATGGGTTTATCGAAGGATTAGACTTTTAACCTAACCCTAACCGCAATTTCATATTCTATTAATAATATTTTGCCACAATAAAATAAAAAGGATGGCAATAAAATGAAATACACTAAACTGCAATTACAAGAAGCAAAAGATTATTTACTCAATATCCTTAATCCAGGGGATACAATCTATACCAATATACTCCACGTTTCACGCTCTGGAATGTATCGGGTTATTTCTTTGCACGTTGTAAAGGATAATCAACTCGTCAATATTTCCTGGAATGCCGCAAAACTACTTGAGGGATACGACGAAAAACACAACGGGTGCAAAGCCTCTGGATGTGGTATGGATATGGGCTTTCACCTGGTTTATAATTTAGGTTATGCACTATTCCCTAATGGGTTTACTTGCACGGGTAAAAATTGTCCTTCGAATGATCATAGAAATAAACCCTATCCAGAATGTGATGGTAAAATGCTTCACACTTCTGGCGGATATGCCTTCGATCAATCTTGGGTGTAAAAAGGATAAATAAAATGTGTAAACGTGCCGTATTAGTTTATCAGGCAGGAATTGCAAATGTATTTGAAGTTGATTGCTTTAATATGGCATCGTTTGGCAGAAATGCTAAACGAATTATGCAAGCTGATTTTAGATCGTGTGAAAACTTTGCGCGTGGTTTAGCTTACGTAGGCTATAGAATTGCTTCTGCCGTTTGCACTCAAGCGGGTGATATTATAGATTCTATATGGAGTGACGATTTAGATGACGCCTCATTTTCAGATAAATTTTGTCCTGTTTGGAATAGAGTAAATTTCAAAACCAACGTATAAAAAAGATATGCAATGAAACGACTAACATCTAAGAATAAAGAACTTATTAGAACACGTATTGCATGGAGATTACGAGAAGTTTATGATAATTATGATTTATGCGCTCATTTTTATTGCGAATGGGTTTGGTGCAATGTACATAAACCTTTCAATTGGGCACGAGATGAATTTATGATCCGTCTTTCTAAACGCATTATCAGGGAAGCTTCTAGGAATAATCCTGAATTGCAATCATTATACAAGGATATATTGAAATGAATATGCAAAGGAT